AGCATGAAGCCAATGGTCACGTTCATCACCATCACCACTATGGTCATCATGCTGCTGGTCATGTAAAGCATCACGAAGTTGTTGAGCATTTACATAAGCATCAGGAAAGNATGTGCCACGGCGGTAAAGCTTAAGGATTTATCATGGCTGAAAAATGGATTCAACACGCAATCAAAAGAGCTGGTGCATTGCATGAGCAGTTGGGCGTACCAAAAGGTGAAAAGATTCCAGCCAAGAAACTTGCTAAAGCAGCTAAGAAACCTGGCAAGCTAGGTCAAAGAGCACGTTTAGCAGAAACCTTAAAGGGGATGCACAAATGATGGCAAGTCGTGGTATGGGGGATATGAATCCCTCAAAGATGCCCAAAGGAAAGATGAAGAAACGCCGTGACAATACTGACTTTGAGCAGTATAAGAAGGGCGGAATGGCTAATCATCCTGGACTTTATGCCAACATCCATGCAAAGCAGGAGAGGATAGCAGAGGGTTCTGGCGAGCATATGCGCAAACCAGGATCTAAAGGTGCTCCATCAAAAGCAGACTTTATTAAATCCGCTAAAACGAGGAAAAAGAAATGATTCAAATTAGCAAAGAAGATGCGGCTTTTATTCTTAATGAATTGAACCAAAGAGCACAACATCAGATTAATTCTTGGGGCGCTATCAGCGAAGATTTGCAAGGAGTTATCAATGACTTGGATGCACAGATTTACCCAGTTCAAGATGCGATTGAAGAAGCTCCGCAGGAGGCGGTAGCCACATTAACGGATGATGTAATTGAAATTGCAGAAGTGGATGAAACTCCACAAGTGGATGAAACTCCAGAAGAGCCAGAAGCTCCTAGCGCATAATGTCTATCAATGCTGGAACTACTACAGGCACGACAGCCTTTGACCTTGACTTCGCTGAAATAGCAGAGGAGGCTTGGGAGAGGGCTGGGCGTGAATTGCGTTCTGGCTATGATTTGCGTACTGCTCGCAGATCAATGAACCTGATGACCATCGAATGGCAGAATCGTGGCATCAATATGTGGACAATAGACCAGGGCGTGATTACCATGCAACAGGGTCTAAACACTTATCCACTGCCAACAGATACGATTGATTTGTTAGATCATGTGGTTCGTACAAATGCAAATAGCACAACCAACCAAGCTGATCTGACTATTACCCGTATCAGTGTTTCTACCTATGCGACTATTCCTAACAAACTTACTCAATCTCGTCCTATCCAGGTTTGGGTACAAAGGATGTCGGGAGAAACCGCTTCCACAACGATTCAAACGGCGGCAGCAGTAGCGGCAACCGACACCACAATAACGCTTTCTAGCACCGTAGGATTGGCTGCAAATGGCTATATCCAATTAGGTTCTGTAAGCGGTGAAGTTATTTATTATTCATACATTTCTGGTAACACTTTACAAAATTGCTTTAGGGCACAAAACAATACCACGGCACAGTCGTATGTAATAGGTGCTGCGGTCTATGTTCCTAAACTACCAGCGATAACAGTATGGCCAACACCAGACGGAACTACTACATATACCTTTGCATATTGGCGTTTACGGCGTGTGCAGGATGCGGGCGCAGGGCCGAATGTCCAAGATATGAACTTCAGATTCTTGCCAGCCGTAGCTGCGGGATTGGCGTACCACATTTCAATGAAAGTCCCAGAATTGATGCCTCGTATCCAAATGCTCAAGCAAGCTTATGATGAGCAGTTTGACATAGCTGCGGGCGAGGACAGGGAGAAGGCGGCAATTAGGTTTGTGCCTAGACAACAGTTTATTGGATCAGGTAGTCCGTAATGGGTAATCGTTTCGCTTCTGGCAAGTACAGTATTGCCCAGTGCGATAGGTGTGGCTTTAGGTACAAATTAAAACAGTTAAAGTTTGAAGTCATCAAGACCAAGCTTTATCAACTTAAAGTGTGTCCTGAGTGCTGGGATCCAGATCATCCACAACTTCAATTGGGTATGTACCCAGTTGATGATCCACAGGCAGTTCGTCAGCCAAGAACAGATACGACATATGTAACGTCAGGATTAGATTCTTTAGGATTTCCGTCAGGCGGTTCTAGGGATACGCAGTGGGGTTGGAACCCTATTGGTGGGTCACAAGAGTTTTACGGTCAGTTCAATCCTCCGCTACTCACACCCAACAATTTAGTTACCACAACTGCGGTCGGTACAGTTACAATTTCTATATCTTAAAGGAGCTAAAAATGGCTAAGCATGATGACATTAAAGAAGATAAAAAGCTAATCAAAAAAGCTTTTGGTATGCATGATAAACAAGAACACAAAGGCGAGAAAACTGATCTGAGCAAACTCAAAAAGGGTGGCAAGATTAAGAAGTATGCCAAAGGCGGATTGGCTGGTGTTAATCAAGACAGCATGAAAGCCGAAGGACGTAATCTAGCAAGAGCTGGTTATCAGCGTGGAGGCTAATATGAAAGCAAAGAAATTTCCTGTTGACAAAAAAGACAGTCCAGCAATTGTTAAAGCCAAGGGTATTACCAATGGCTATGCTGATGAGTATGCAAAACCCCATACCATGAAGAACAAGCCAGTGACTACCAGAAGTATTGATTCTGATAGTGACTTGCCTGATCACATTGGCTTGGAAGTAAAGATGCCTACTCGCAAGAACTGGACTCCTTTGAATGGAACNGTNTCCATTGGCAANAACCATGAGGTTAAAACTTCTGGTGAGAAGATGCGTGGTGCTGGNGCTGCTGAGCGTGGCATTATGTCCAGAGGCCCGCTTGCATGAACTATAGTCAGCTCGTCAACGAAGTCAANTCGTATTTGGAATATACATTCCCTACGGTTGACATGAATACGTTTATTACGCAAACGGAGCAAAGGGTTTTCAACTCTATTTTGTTTCCGTCTTTGCGTAAGAACGTGACGGGCAATGTGACTGCTGGTAATGCATACTTGTCTTGCCCCAATGATTTTTTAGCTCCTTATTCATTGGCGGTATTTTCAAGTGTGACAACTACTGGCACTGGATCAGTCAGCACAAATACCATTACTGTTGCATCCAACACGGGTATATTTGCGGGACAAAGTGTAAGCGGTACAAACATTGGTAATCAATGTGTAGTGCTTAGCGTAAGTGGCACTACGATTACTTTATCTCAAAATAACATTGGTGCAGTATCAGGAAACATTGTTTTCCAAACGGATTACTTATATCTATTGAATAAAGATGTAAACTTTATTCGTGAGTGCTATCCGACTTCGAGCTATCAAAATAAACCAAAGCACTATGCGTTATTTGGCCCTCAGAGTTCAGCACCTTTGTATCTTAGCTTTATGCTTGGGCCGACTCCTGATCAAGCATATTCAACTGAGTTACATTATTTTTATTACCCTGACAGTATTATTCAGGCTCAAATTACTGCGTTGGGTTCTATCACTTCTGGAGGATCAGGATATGTCTCTGGAACTTATTACAACGTACCTTTTAGTGGCGGTACTGGTACTTACGCTTATGGATCGGTTGTTGTTACGGCTGGTGTAGTAACGTCTGTTACTTTAACTTCAGGCGGTACAGGATATGTGGTTGGGGATTCTTTGACCATATCTAATACATATCTTGGTGGCACAGGTCTAGGATTTACCGTACCCGTATCTACGATCACAAGCGCAACAGGACAGTCCTGGCTTGGTAATAATTTTGATTCAGTCCTTTTGTATGGATGTTTGGTAGAGGCCTACACATATCAAAAGGGCGATAAGGATTTAATTGCCTTTTACGATAATAAGTACAAGGAAGCATTGGCTATTGCAAAACGCCTGGGAGATGGATTGGAGCGACAAGACGCTTACCGTTCTGGGCAAACTAGGATTCAACCCGTACCATGAGTATAGTTCAAGGACAAACGACAAGCTTTAAATACCAGCTCTACACGGGCGGGGTATTTAATTTGTCTACAGATTCTATATACATGGCTTTGTATAACGGTAATGCAAATCTTAATTTATCTACAACGGCTTATTCCAGTACCAATGAAATCATTGGGACGGGATATACGGCTGGCGGTAANTTAATGACGGGCATTACTTTTAACTACGATGCAGTTAACAGTATTGCATATATCAATTGGAATAATGTNNNTTGGAGTCCTGCTGCTTTTACCGCTAGGTGTGCTTTGGTTTATGATGCTACGGCAAGTAACGCATCTATTTGTGTAATTGATTTTGGTTCAAATAAGACCTGTTCAAACACGTTTACAGTTACAATGCCAAGTAATAGCTCGTCAACTGCATTGATTAGGAGTTCATAATGTTTGTTACATGGACACCAGTAACCAATAGTCAAACTCCAAATTGGACGCAGATTCCTAATTCACAAACTCCTGCCTGGACGCAAGTTCCTACCTCTTAGGAAATTAGATGACTATTAATTACACAACACTACTCGGTTTAGCTTTGCCAGTCACAGGTACTGAATCAGGTACTTGGGGTGATGACGTATCGCTTGGTATTACGCAGTATTTAGATACCGTTATTGCGGGTACGAACAATATCACCAATGATTCAGATATTACTTTAACCATTACCAATGGTAGTAGCTCTGGATCTAATATTGTTGCTTCGCCCAATTCAACGACTGCGCAGTATATGCAATTACTCTGCACGGGCGCACGGACGGCAAACAGGAATATCAATGCTCCCAATTCATCTAAAATGTACATTGTTAACAATGCTACAACGGGTGGATATTCAATTACACTTCGTGGAACAACTGGCCCGACAACGGGTGTAACGGTTATCAACGGAGAGAAGTGCGTTGTTTACTGGAGCACAGTAGCCAATGACTTTATCAAGATTACTTCTTCTGTTGTTTCAAACTTAACAGGTATTTTGCCTTTAGCTAACGGCGGCACTAATGCCAACTTAACGGCAAGCAATGGCGGTATAGTTTATTCAAACGCCAGTCAGATGCAGATTCTTTCTGGCACTGCTACGGCAAACCAGATCATTCTTTCAGGATCAAGCACTACACCGTCTTGGAGTACAGCTACATATCCTGCGACTACAACAATCAATCAATTGTTGTATTCGTCTGCATCTAATACGATTACAGGTCTTGCTACTGTAGCCGCTGCGGTTTTAACAACAGTATCTAGCGTACCTACATGGGCGAATCAGCTTAGCTTAGCCCTTGGTGGAACAAACGCAAACTTAACTGCATCTGCTGGAGCAATTGCTTATTCGGGCGCATCAGCCTTGGCATTGAATACGGCAGGTACTTCAGGTCAAGCTCTGCTATCAGGCGGAACAGGCGCTCCTACATTTGGTACTTTAGGTCTTACCTATGGTGGAACTAATGCCACGTTGACCGCAAGTAACGGTGGTATTGTTTACTCTACCGCTAGTGCTTTGGGTATATTGTCTGGAACTGCTACGGCGGGACAGTTGCTTGCATCAGGTTCAAGCACAACTCCTGCCTGGACAACATCTACATTCCCTACGTCAACAGTAGCTATCAACTCACTTTTGTATGCATCTTCTGCTAATACATGGGCGGCATTGGCTACGGCTAACTCCTCAGTATTGACAACCAATTCAAGCGGTGTACCCACATGGGCTACTCTTGCAAGTATTGGAGTTACATCCATTTCATTTGGAACCACAGGACTTACGCCTAACACGGCTACTGGTGGTGCAATTACTGTAGCGGGTACATTGATTACTTCAAATGGCGGTACAGGTTTAACTACTTATACCGCTGGTGATATCACTTACTATGCGACAGGTACTGCGTTATCCAAGCTTGGTATTGGTACTTCAGGCTACTTATTAACATCAACTGGTAGTGCTCCACAGTGGACTCAGACCCTTGGTGTTGCGAACGGCGGTACAGGTTTAAATACTTTGGCTACAGGATCTTTGGTCTACGGAGCTGGAACCAGTGCGTTCAGTACGTTGGCTATAGGTACTGCGGGTCAGATTTTGACAGTTAATCCAGGAGCCACTGCGCCCCAATGGACAACCCTTACAAGCGTAGCGGTAAGTTCAATCAGCTTTGGTACAACAGGTTTTACTCCAAGCTCTGGAACAACTGGAGCAATTACTTTGGCGGGAACTTTATCTGCGGCCAATGGCGGAACAGGTGTAGCAAACAATGCGGCTAGTACATTAACCATAACAGGTAACTTTGGTACAACACTTACCGTATCTGGTACTACATCTTTAACTCTTCCAACAAGCGGAACAGTAACTGCTTTAGGTAATACAACAACAGGATCTGGAACAACTTTAGTATTGTCTACTGCTCCTACGTTTACCACATCTATTACCACGCCTTTGGTGTATGGCGGTACAACGGCATCGTCTAGTTTAACATTCCAATCTACAAGTGGTGTTGGTACATCAGATAGTATATTGTTCAAAGTAGGAAATGCAGGAGCTACAACGGCAATTAGTATAGCTACAACAGGTATTGTTTCATTGCCTACTACTGGAGCGCTTTTACTTCCAAAAGGAACAACTGCTCAAGAACCTACTGGCGTAGCGGGGTATCTAAGATTTAATACAGATACAACTCAATTTGAAGGATACAACGGATCAGCCTGGGCATCTGTTGGCGGAGCAGCGCTATCTAACGATACAACATCTACAACGGCTTATTATCCACTCTTTGCCCATGCCACAAGCGGAACAGCGCTTACGATTTATACATCTAACACGCAGTACACATTTAAACCTAGCACGGGTGAGTTAACAGCCCCTGAAGTAATTTCATCAAACGGCTTTATGATTAATGGTACAACCGTATCTACAAGCTATACGATAGCGTCAGGCAACAACGCATTTTCAGTCGGCCCAGTTACAGTGAATACGGGTGTATCAGTAACAGTCAGCTCT